CCATAGAACAGTACGAACTGGCTGTTCTCTGCTGAAAGCAGCGGCGTGTAAAGCTCGTCTGTGAAGACAACTTCAGCGCCGTTAAAGAACTGACGTGTCACGCCGTCTACGATCTGTGTTGATGTGTTACCACCTACTGCTTGGATCAGAGGAACGATCGTGCCGTACCATACTTGCGATGGAACGTAGAAGCGGTTATTCATTCCGGGGAATGTGGCAACCTTTGCCTGCGTCTTGATGATGTCGGAGAGCGTGATAGAAGCAAGCGTTGCGCCTGTTGCTACCTGTACGCCCGCTGCGTATACCTTGTTCGCATCTGTTGTCCACGTACCGCCTGCATCTGTTACGAGCTTCTTGAAAGACTCGGTCAGACCTACAAGGCCGTTGTACGTTGAAGTACCATCGCCCAAGAAAGCTACCTTGTCTTCCTGTACAGCGTGAGCATAACCGTGATCCTTTGCGATCTCTTCTGCGATTGCTGCGTATGAATCTTCGCCGAGTTCAATCGTGTTTTGTGTGAGAGCACCGAACTTCTTGGCTGTGAGTTGTACACCGCTGAACTGAACATCTGATGCTGTATAGCTCTGGCCTTCACCAAGTGCGTATACAGTCGTTCCGCCTACGTTGCGATTGACCGTGCGTGTTTCGCTGTTCATAGATACTACGTCCATGATACCACGAGCTACGCCGCGCTCTTCACGGTAGTACAGGATAGCTTGGTCAAGCTCATCAACAACAGTCAAACCACCGAGCGAGTTGCTCGTTGTTGCCATTGTCTTCTGCATTGGTACGCCGTTATCCTTACACCATTGAGCCGAGTTAGCATCGCCAAGATAAGCAGCGATCTGGCGTCCTGCCTTGTATGCTGCTGCTCCTGCTTCTGTGCCGAACTGCTTGAATGCCTTGCCGCGGTAGTGCTGGCCCGTGATCTTTGCGCCTTCTGGAACAACAAAGCCAGAAGGTACTGGAGCTGCTGTCTTGAGTGCGTTAAGATCTGAAGCGTTCTTTGTCTTCATATCGTTAAGCGCCTTCTTTTGTTGAATGATTGTCATGATGCGAGCGAGCTTTGCTTGTGCCTTTGCTGCGCCTTCTACTGCTGCCGATACTTCTTCCATCTCGGCTTCTTCTGTCGATGCTTCTGCTAGAAGCGCCGCGATCTGCTCGCGGATTGTTGCTACTTCGGCTGCCATTGCTTCTGGTGTTTCAAACGTACCAGCGAGAACAGCATCCAAAGCGGCTAGGATTTCTTCCCACGTCATTAGATTATCTCCATTGTGTTGATTGTTTGCATAAGCGATAGGAGCTGCTTGCGCTTGATCTCCTTATCGTCTGCCTTTGGTATTGGGTCTGTCTCGGCATGAAGCTGATACAGATTTTTCGACACGTCTTTCAGTTGATCGGCAAGTGAAAGGATCATGCCTCGGATGCGAGAGTTGAGCACACGCCCCGCTTTACTACGCATATCTGCGTATGCCTTGGCGTGCTCTTCTGATTGCTTGATAAGCGTAGCCGCTACATCCAGCTTTTCTTCGAGTGTCATAGCTTTTACATTGGATGTCATGGTCATTGGGTTTGCCCCTACCGTAACCGGCGACCATTCGATAATGTTTAGTTTGTTAAGTTCTTTTGTACCATCAGCGAGCGGTGTTGTCTCAACCTCTTCATAACCAAAGCTGTACTCATCGACGCTGCCGAACTTGATATGTTCATATGCGTCTTTGCCGTCGGTCGTGTTAAGGTTAAACAGGCCCTTCACGTACAGCGCACCGTTATCACGTAGACGCTCTGGCAAACGTGAATCGCCTGCTGGTATCTCTTCTGCTAGCACCGTCTTACCAATCGGGCGCTGCATATCGTGCTGCCATACCATCTTGGGTAGCTTGGCCTCTATGCTTTCCTTGAATGCGCCATAGATAACGCGATCGCCGTATGAATCGACATTGCCGAAGACGCTTACAAACGCTTCGACGCTGCCCTCTTCATCGGCTTTAAATTCTACTGGTATGTTCTTGTACTTCATTAGTCTCTATCCGGTACTCGTGATCTACGAACTGGACGCAATGTGCATCTACAGTTAATTGCTTCTTCTGGTTCGCCCAGTCCGGGGCCTTCGCCTGCACCCGGTACGAACTGGTCAAACGTCTCACCTTCTTCGATCCATTCGCCGTCTAAATCTACATGGGTCTGACGCACATCATCATCCCGTTGTGATAGCCATACTTGCACTACCTTGCGCTTTGGGTCTTGCTCTCTAGTATTAACACGCTTAACGGTCTGGTTCTGCACCACGCTTGCCTGCGCTTTGCAGGTAGTCGTTGCTATCATCTTTGCGCGGGACGTGGTTAGCTCTGTGAACTTCTTCTGCAATGCCGCCTGCACTACATCGACCGGCTGCCCTGCATTAGCTTCTAGTACCTTTGCCACATCCTTACGTGTAGTCTTCAGCGATTCGGTCATGCTCTCCGTCATCTTGCGAATCTGCTCATCGCGGATTTGGTCGGTAAAGCTCTGCACCTGTGTTAGATCACCACCCACGCTTTCTAGTGTTAGCTCGATTATGCGAGTGCGTAGAACGTCCTGCGTCTCGCGGTTAGCTACCATGAACTGCTTAACAAGCTCTGCGATGTTGATAGCATCCTGCGGGGCTTTGACCATTTTGTTGACGCCAACAAAACGATTAGACTTTACCTGTTTCATGACAGCACGCTCGACACGCTTCATCATGTCGGCAACGTCTTTCTGTGTAGGTGCAAGCGCCTTTAGTACCACGTCCTCCTGCTTCTGCCAGTATTTTACCGCTTCCGGCTCGTGCCACTTTACCTTGCGGCCTTCAACGCTTTCGATTGGGTCAGCGTTCTGTACTGGTGCGGATGCTCTGCCTTCGCGCTCGTCTTCGTTCCCCATCTGGCCGACTAGCTTGTTTGCCCACGTCTGGCCAGCATCACCGCCCCACAATGCCCAAGCTATGCGCCCTGCGCTGGGAAAGCCGTCCTGATCTGGTTGCCATCCTTCCCCCTGCTTGTCTACTTCATGGCGTGCAAAGTAGGAAGCCATACGACGTGCTGTATCGGGCGATACGTTGCGACCGTTCGACAGATCACGAGCACGTGCAACACCTACCTCTGTTCCGCCGCGTCCGTATTCTTCGCGCCATTCAAGGCCCTTGGCTGCTTCATCGCGCACACCTTGCGGAGGGCTAAAGTCGATCTCATCGTAAGGGGCTTTTAGCTGCTTTGCCTCTGGCTCATCAGCGCTAAACGCACCAAAGCCGCCCGCTGGCTGCTGCTCGTATGCGAATACATCGCCGTTCTCGACATCTTCATACTTAAGCGTTGCGCGTGCCTCGTTTAGCGTGATAATGTTAGCCGTGAACTGCTGCAATGTCTGCGCTTCTACCGTTGCAGCGTCTGGTTGTAGTGCCTGCACCTCTGACGTATCAAAAGCAAGCTGAACATCTGGAAATTCCTTGCGGAGTCCCGATTCGAGCTGCTCTTCGAGTGCATTCCAGAACGGAACACGGGTCAAAGTAGTATATTCTTGGTAAGCACTAGCTAGGTTGTTGTATGTGCTGCGTGCAAGGCCCGCGCTTGTCAATACAACGGCTGGATGAATGCGAAATGCACCGCAGATAGCCGTCTCAAGTTCCTGCGTTGTCTCAATCGCTTGCAGCTTCTGGGCATCTAGGCCCATTTGCTGGTATGACATCCCGTTCCCGAGCACAATCGCATCCGTGCGATCTTTGCCGTTGGCATCCTTGCGTTTACGCAATTGCGCCCGCAAAGATTCGACCTGTGAAATAGGAACATCGCCCGGAGCTGATAAGATGCCGCTCGGGATAGCATTAGAAGCCACAAGCGAATAGATCGTAGCTTGCAGCTCGTTGTATGTATTGATCTTATCCCACGCAACGCTGATAGGGCTTATGCCCTTGTGCATGTTGACCGGATCGCGGTACGCTGGATTCTGGATGTGGATCACATCTTCGGCTGGCCAGTCCTGCGTTATGTTGCCTGACTGGTAGCGGTAAGCGTAGACCCAGCCCAGATCATTCAGCAGCGGCGCAACGTGAGCATCCGAGTACGGGTATAGCTCAACGATGTTGCCCATTGCCGAGCGTACCTTCACGATATAGGCATTGCCTCCTATCGCTAGGTATGTCCAGACGATCTGCCAGAATTCAGCTTGACCCATACGTGGGTTCGGCTTGCGAAATAGCAGACTGACGGGATGGTTCCTGTTGATCGTACCATCGTCGTACATAGCAGCCAAAGGCGGCTCATTAAGCGTAGATGCGTAAACACCCACGCAAGCTGCCACGACTGGGTTGCGATTGAATCCGTGCTCGACGTTGGCAAGGTAACCAGCTTTTGAGGGATAGCCAATTCGCCCTCCGACTTGCGTGCCGTTAGGGCTTGGTAGTGCTTGATTGTTACGACCAAATAGCTTTTGGAAGTAATCGGCTATGGCCACTATATCTCGTAAACGTAAGTGTTAGATTCGTGTCCGTTTACTGCGTAGATGAGAGCATCAACCATATCGTCGGGTTTCCCATCTTTGCCGTCGAACATAAGCAGCTGCTCTGTAAATTCCAAAGGCACGTTATTAACATGTTTGATGTAGCCGTGCTCGTACTTGCCCGCAATAGGTAGGAATCGCGTCAGCTTATTGCGTCCGCGTGGATTCACGCCCTGAATGTTGAGCATGGTCTCGGCTCGTAGCTGCTGTACCATCACCTCTTGATATGCCACGTTCTCAACGCACACCCTGACCGCGTTCCAGTTGTAGGCCGTCTGCTTGATCTTGTCTTTGGTCTCGTTAAACGACCACTTGCCAAATACCACATCAGCGACGTAATAGGTCGTGCCACGCTTGCCTACAACCACAATAGCGCGATCGTCTGCGTTGGACTTCATGCCTACCGCCAAGTCCACGCCGATAACGTAGCTGATATCGTCTTCTGGAAGCAGAGCGTATTGCAGCCATTCCTTCCGCATGATGCGTCCCATTGGCCCGATAAATTCGCCCTCCAGTTCCTGCCGCGCGAACTCGCTCGTGTACGTTTCTTCTAGCGTCCTGACGTATTCAGGCGGTAGGTGGACATTGTCCCTTGTCTTTGCCTGCGCTACGAAGTACTCTGGGTTGCCTTCTGTCCACTTGCGGTAGAACCGCTCATATACCCAGTTCGTATCACCATTGGGCGATGTAGTAAGCCAGCAGGCGGTAGGATCGCGCCTGATACGACCGAGCATAACGTCCCACGTAGCGCCGTCCATATAATCCGCTTCATCTAGGTAGAACCAGTTTAGGTTAGGGCCACGGAGTGAATCCGGCTTGTCTGCCGATCTCCAGAATACGGTAGTACCATTACGCAGCACCGTGACGCCTTCGCTCTTGTTGTGGCTCTCCACGGCCTGCCCAAACTTCTCGAAGAACGTGAGCAGCGTAGCATCCCGCAGCATGGGATAGGTAGGGGCTATGACCGTGCCAAATGTCCCTGACGGCTGCCGTAGTATCTCAAGGCATCCTGCTAGCGTCTTGCCGCTACCGATACCACCCACGAAAAGCCGATGCCGTGCTCTACTGTTCCAGAAGGCCGTCTGTGCCGGCAATGGTGTTGTTACTTGTATCATCTGCTTCTAGTGGTATGGTATTCGGTTTCGGGCCTATGACGATGTTAAACTCTTGCCGCTCATTGGTTTGGTGCATCTTCTGGGACATCCCTAGTCTATGCTCTGCAAGGCGCAGCAATACCGCACCATTGCGTTTTCTGTTGCCGTTCTGATCTGGTACGCCTATTACGCCTTCTTCCCATAAGGCAGCGTAAAGCTCAATATCGCCATTTGCCTTTGCCTGCGATATAAGCTCTGCGTAGCGCCTGCGTATGGTATCGCTGGAGACTACCGGCTTGCCGTCTGCATCCTTGCCCAGTGCTCTGGCAATAGCTTCATAGGTCGCCCCTTTGGTTGCAGCTTCCCATATTTTCTCTTCATCAAGTTCTAACTTTTTACGTCCCATTTTGCGGTGCTCGAATCTAGTTGAAAAAAAACCGCATTACTTACTCCAAATCCAGCTTATTCGGCTTTGACTTTACTGCGTGCTCAATCCGTGCACGTGCGATGTCTACATATTCTGGGGTCATGTCAATGCCGATGAACTGGAAACCTTCCAAGATGGCAGCCTTGCCTGTGGAGCCGCTGCCCATGAATGGGTCTAGTACCGTTCCGTTCGGTGGTGTTACCAGCCTGCACAGGTAGCGCATGAGATCGGTGGGTTTGACGGTGGGGTGGTGGTTTTTGTTCCTTGCTGGGGCGTTTGGGTCAATGCCCTCTCCGATGCCCGCTCCATATCGGTGAACGTCTTTGACCATAAACATCTCGCACCCCTCGTCCCTGTCTCGCTTGGACGCTTTGGCGCAGTAGAAGAAACGGGCTGCGGAGCCGGAGTCTGAGGCACGATTTTCTCGTATTCTATTTCTTTCTTTGCCTTTGCTATTGCCATTTGTTGGCTGTTGTACCGTATTATTAAATGCGCCGCCCTTCGTCTCCGGAAACATCCCCACCACCTCATCACTGCCGTCGTGGATAAGGTTGGCGGGGAAGCGGCCGAGGGGATTGCAGTTGATCCCCGTTCCTCCAATAGACGGAGGAAATACCTGCGCCGACGCGTCGTAGTCTGGATTGCGGTTGCCGCTTCTTTTCCAATTCTCAGACCTTTCGCTCCAGTCCGTCCACACCCTGCACCCGTCCACATTCACGCCACCCGTTCCCCAAGTCAGTACGTTGTTCGCTACCGTCCCCGTGAATGGCTTACGTGCCACCGTGATAGGCTCCAGCGCAGGCTTTAGCGCAGTGCCCCAGCCTTGCCATTGTTTCGCGGCGGGGGTTGAGGGGGCGGTTGCCATATTGATGCACTGCGGTATGCCTTCTCCCGACCCGTATTTTTCCGTTCCGATGTTGTGACGATAGCCTGTAACTGAAGAAATACCCACCACCTCCCGTTCCACCCCAGCTGCCTTATCAATCGCCTTGCTGATATCGTGCGACTTGGGGAATCCGCTGCCATACACCCACGCAATCATGTCCCGTATTTCAAATCCAGCGTCCTCGATACGGACTGCCATACGATGTTGCGTCCGTGTTCCTGCAAAGGCTAACAAGTGACCACCCGGTTTAAGCACACGGAGGCATTCTTGCCAGATCTCCTCGCTTGGCACGTCGTAGTCCCATTTCTTACCCATGAACGCCAACCCATAGGGCGGGTCGGTAACGATAGCGTCCACACTGTTGTCTGGCATGGTAGCCATGACGTCTAGGCAGTTGCCAAGGTGTAGCTCATAACTCATTTTACTTCTTCCACTTCAACCGTAAAGTTAACATCCAGCAGCGATTCCATGCGTTCGACGTATTCACGGAAGTTAACATCTGTCTCCATGTGATCTTTGATACGGCGTATGCCGTGTAGTACTGTGGTGTGATCTTTGTTAAATAGCCGTGCTATCAAAGAGTTAGTAAGTCTGTACTGTGTAAGTAGGTAGTACATGAGGAGGTATCGGCATTCTACGACCCAAGCATGGCGATCTTTGGCGCATAGCTGCTCCCATGTGCAGTTGTAGAGTTTGCAGAACTGGTCGATTAGGTTAAGTACGGCTGGATTTTGTGTATTTGGTTTCAATTTTTTCTCCTTGATGTAAGTAAGTGCTTGATGTACTTGGGTTATGTCATGTGGCAGATCATCTTTGTAGGTAGCTACAACGAGATAGTTCTGCATTGTGCGTCGTGACTGCTTGCCGAAAAGGTCTGGTTGGGTAGCTGCCCATGAAGCGAATCGTTTTTTGTGTATTTGGTGGTAGTGCAGGATGGTATCTGCCATGCGAAATACTGCGTGTAGTTGATTTGCTTTACCCATATTTAACCCTCCGTGTTTTTTTTGAACTGTTAAGTAATTCTTAATAGCTGTTTTTAGGCCGTTTGCGTGCCCGTAGGCGCGTTTTTATTCGTTGTTTGATACTTTGGACGCTTCAAGGCTTTCAAACGCTTGTAATGCGGCTTCTGAAATTATCTAACCACGGCAGACCTTCAAACGTAATACCTTTTTTCTGTTCTACTTTTATCATTTCAAGTGCCACTTGCTCTAGTTCGTACGGTGTTGGCGGTATCTGATACCCATAGTTTTGGCTTTGGTCGACGTCCTGCAAATGCTGTGGGTCGATTTTAGCCTCAATTTTGCCTCGTCTAAATCCTTTGTCATATGCTACGGCTCGGATGTTCTCTAGATCGTGCTTTGTGATTACGAAGTACTCACCACCTTTTTGCTTTGCTTCTGCTGCTTTGATCTGCTCATCATCGGGGTAGAAGTCAGCAATGTCAATAATTACATTTGCGCCACGGAAGGTAAAGTCTTTGTAGAGCAGTACCAACTCGGCTTTTTTGCTTATGTGATGTGGATACTCACGGTAATGTAGTTCCTCCAGTATCGCTTCTGCTCTGTTCGGCTCCAATTGCAAGCCCCGCAGATTGTTCAATTTGACCAATAACCTTGTGAACCATTCCGTCCGTGCCCGATCTTTGTCTGACTGATTTAACGGCAATGTTTGCGAGCTGTTCGTAGTAAGTCTCTGTATCTGTCCGTTCCCTGTCGCCTCGTCTAGGTTGTGCATTTGATGATCCTTGTGATTGTTTGTATTTGGCTTCGTTTCTAATCCAGTTACGTGCTGCTGATTGCCAGTTCTTCATTGGGTTCTTACCTACACGCCAGCCGTTGGATGTGTAATAGTCGAAATAGGGCTGTGCTAGGTCATGGCGGAATAGACTGGTAAAGAATGCTTCAACTTCCTCGAAACTTGGGGGCGTGAATGCGCGAGAGCGCATACTCACACTATCTGTTTGTTCTATATTCTTACCTTCTTTACTTCTTAACTTCTTATGATAGTGCCCTTGCTGTGCCCTTGCTGTGCCCTCCGTGTGCCCCTCTGTCGATTGCTGTTCCTGTAAGTCGTTATAATTCAATACGATAAAGTGTGTCGCTGCTGTGCCCTTTTTTGGCAAAATCATTCCGTCAACTTCAGCATGCTTTAGGAAGTTGCGTACACTCTTCTCGCTTGTGTGCGATTGCTGTGCTAGTGTTCTGATGCTTGTCAGTATTTCACCACGCTCAACTATTACCAGCTTGCCATGCACTAAAACCTTGGATTGCTTCCAGTTTGTGCCCCATAAAATAGCCAGCCAGATGTTGGTATAGTTTGGGTTTTTATAGACCCAGTGATCTTGCATCTTGCGGTAGAGCTTGATCCATGATTTGTCCATTGTATAAATAGGAAACCCAGACGCTAACTGATCTACCTCGGTCATGATATAACCGTCCACATCCTCTCGAACATGGAAATCTTTTAGCGTCTGGGTCGTATTGTTTTGGTTGTCTATCATGTTTTTAGGTATTGCTAATTATGGCATATTCACCATAATAAAAAGTAATTCGTTGCAAAGAATATCCACGCTTTAGAGCTTACGCAGCCACACTTGCCAGTTCTTTGCAAGCAGCTCGTATTCGCCGTCGTGTACTTCTAGGAATGTATCAATCCCCTGCTTTGGATTGTACGCTGGGCCTTTGCCTGCATCCCATTCGTAGTCATCAAAAGCTAGTATGCCGCCTTGCTTGAGATACTTCCATCCCTTTGCGCCGTCCTTCCATACCTGATCTGCGGTGTGATCGCCGTCGACGTATACGAAGTCGAACTGGTTGCCAATTTCTAGCATTTCTTTGTAGCTCTCAAAGAATTTGTCTGATGTCATGCGGAAGTATCGCACTTTCATGTATGCACGCAGCCCGATTCTGTCAAGGTACGTATCAAACACATCTTCCCAGTCAAACAAACCATGCTCCGCTTCATCGCTGCCCTGCCATGTGTCCACGTCGTGTAGGATCGATTTGTCGCCCGTTAGCACGTATCTGCATAGCCAATCGCTTGCGTGGCCTACAAATGCGCCTATCTGCAATGCTTGGTAGTTATCGCGGCCTGCTTCTGGCAGCAGGAACTCGGTAAAGTTTGCCCGTGCTACCGAGTCAAACCAGTTCGGGTATTCAGTCATCTACCCTCCTGTTATGTAGGTATATCTCAAGCCCGATATATAGCACCAGCAGCACTAAGCTGATTGCTAGACCCCTGTCGATTGCGTCCATTAGTCCTCCTTTAATACGTTAAGTCGTGGTAAATCTGCTCCGATAATGTTGCAGGCATCGTCTATTGATCGTGCCACACCGTACTGACCCCTCCAATGCGCTGCGAACTCGTACTGATCTTCCGTTAGCTTGCCTTTTGCTTGCTTTACTTCGATGAGGTAGTTTCGTCCGCGCCACCCTACGACAAGATCGGGGAATCCCTGACCGACTGCGCTCATAACAGCAACAGACGCCCCAATCTTGCGAAGGTATGCTACGATCTCTTTCTGGTTAATATCCACCTTTGCTGCCCTCTTCATAATCAGAACGGTAGATCAGTAGGTTCAGCTATAACTGTTGCCTTGCTTGCCGGTGCGCCTTCGCCTAGCTTGTCCAGCTTCCAGCAATCTAGCGACGTAAACCACCCCATGCCGCCTTCGCGCTTCTGATAACCGCGACCACGCAAGTTTACGCGGGCAGTAACCGTATCGCCCACCTTGAATCGGTCTAGCTCTTTGCACTTGTCCTGCGTAAACTGGCATTCCAGCTCCTGCGGATATTCCGATTGCGTCTTGACTACAAAAGAACGCTTCTGGAATGTGTCTTTCACCTGTTGCGTCTGTCCAATGTGGATGAGCTCGCCGGTAATGTTGATTGCGTCGCTACTCATTGTTTGCCTTTCAAGCGCATTCTCTGCGCTATTTGTGATAGAATGTCTAATGCGGCTTTATATTCCGCTGTGTCTCTGTCCATGTTTGCTTCGTATTCGTAGATACCAGCACGTTCGTGCCATTCTACAAGCTGCTCGTCATCGAACCGCGCTATGCAGTGGATAACGAAGTCTGGGTCTGTTTGTTCGTTACTCATAATATCCCCTATATTCGTTCACCCTTGTAAGTGAGTTCGTGGCTCCTTGCTCCCTCCGTGAGCCGTCTGACGAAAATCTGGCGGCTCTTTTTATTTGATCCACTCGCCCAGGGTGTTCTCATATCCGAAGACGGTCGTAGATAGCGGATAACGTGCCAGCACTCCAGCCACATCCTTGCCAACCGTATTACGTAGGTTGGTGTTATGAGCATCCATACGCTTTACGTTGTCTACTATGTCTTCAACGATCTTAACCACCTCGCGCTCCGCTGGCATGTTGCTTAGTTTGTCTATTACCGTTGCAATATACTCCTTTGCAGCGGCAATGGCGTCACGCTCGTTAATAGCATCGTTTATGATAAACTGCTTACGGTACTTTGCGCCTCGATCTGCCTGTACCTGTGCGCGTATTGCTACGACCCTGCCAGAAATGCTGACACGTTCGATTCTTTGCTTCATACGACACCTACCAGCCAAAGGAAAAAGTATAGCATACAGGCAAATGCTACTATGCAAGTAAGAGCAACGAAGAACAGGATCAGCACCATAGCATCAGCGGCAAAGCGTGCTAGGTCGATGTCGTCACGCTTGCTCATGCTTGCCCCCTTTGTATGGCTTATAGTTAGCGCAGTAAAACGTATCTGGGAAATCTAGCTCTATCTCAAGCACGTCACAGTAGGCATACTGTACTGAGATGGTATAGAAGCCCTCATAGCTCAACTGATCGCGCTCGTATTCTTTTAATCGGCTGCATGTTCTGCATGTGCCGTGTTTATTGTCGTGCATTGTTTGCTCCTTGTGTTAAAATTAGGGGCTTTGGCTTCCCAACCGCAGCCCCTGTTCCAAGCCCAATCAGTAAAGTCTTACGATTGGTTTTGCACAACCGACATCACGGGGTTCTTCCCCGTTAGTTAGTTGTAGTTAAGACCGCCCTTTGCGGCCTTTGCTTTCATGCGCTCGTGGTGAGCTAAAAATTTCCTCTTAAATGAATTTGCTTCATTGGCATTAACAAATACTTTTGTTTTTCTGTAATTGCCACTGCTAATATCTGCGGTGGTTTTAACAATTATACGCCAATCTCGCCCGTGTGTTGACACCCACACCCAGTCACTTTTCTTATTGACTGATTCTACAACTCTTAGCGTTTCGTAACCTCCGCACTTATTATAGAAATCGATAACCGGATTGATTTTTAACAAATTGCTTTTGACTGGAATAGGTATCGGCCGCTGATATGCCCTGCCTACCGTCTTTTTTACCGTCGTTTGTGCCGGCTCAATACCTAGCCAGCGCCGTAAAAATGATTTCAGTCCCATTATTGTGCCCCCTCTTCTGGTTTGTAGGTTAGTTTTTCCAGCATTACAAGCGCTGGGTTGTTTTCTTCGCAGTCTTCGTAAGCATCATTTAGCAATCGCATGATCTGGTTTGCAAGCTGCATCGTCGGTAGGCAGTCAGCAACGCAAAAGTCAGCGTCAAGATCGACCACCGAATAGAATCCGCTCGGCTGTTTCCATGTTCCTAGCTTTCTCATCGCTGCACCTCGTGATATAGTCCTGCTTTCCATACTAGCCCGAGTTCCTTTGCACGCTGTGCCACGTAATCGCGGATAGCTGACTTGATATTATCATCAAGCGTCTTCATCTCCATGACAATCGCTGTAAGCTCCTCCGCGCCCGTAGCTGCGTCGATTGCTGCCAACCACTCAGATATAGCTTCGTCCTGCTCTGGCGTCGTGGCGGGCTTTATAGGCGGCAGTTCGATACGTTCTGCGCCTTGTACTTGCACAACTTCCTCTTCGTCCAGCATACCGAGACCGCAGGCACTCAAGATCGCGCGTCGCTTTGCCTGTGTTGCTGCTTTCTTCATGGCATTAGATGCAGCATCGCCCCGCATTCCGCCAATCGTAACAGCTCCTATGTCCTCGGAATAGCTGCCCGTTGGTGTTTCGCATCGCGCCGTTACTACATACTGATCGCCGATGACCTCCCGCGCTACAATAGCCACACGCAAACCGCGAATTGACGTTAGCTGCGCTGTGCATGTCTTGTTTGCGTACAGCGTGAGCTTGCCAGATAGCTTGATTAGGTCAAACGGCTTCTGATATGGGTCTAATCCCACACGCTCGCATACCAGCTTGTAATACTGGATGCGCTGTTCTTGCGACATTGCAGACAGATCGCCGTTAACTACCAGCGTCTCGAATAACGCTGCCGCCTGCGACTCGTTAATAGATGCTGCGACCGCCGTATTAGTCGCTGTAATTGCTTGGCTCATTTTACCTCCAACCTTGTAGTGTTGATTAACCTTGCTCCATCTACCGGCACGCCGTTCTTGAGCGCATCGGCTATTGCTTTCTTATCTATTGAAAATGATACCTTTTCTACCTTGTATTCGCTTGGCACTACCACCTCCTCGAGTATCTCTACCTTCGGCGGGTTCTTGCGTAGCTTGAGCGTGTATAGATCGGTGACCACTTCTTTCACGTCTACCATTTCCATATAGCGCTTGACTGCGTTCTCAAGGCGTTCTGCCCTTGTCAGCCGCTCGTTACGCAGATTGTGCAAGCGTTCCTGCTCTAACTTGATCGCCTCCGCTGACATCTTGAGATTTGCCGCGATGTCCATTGCCTGCACAATATACTCACGGAAGTTCTCGCCCGCTTCTTCGATCGCATCTTCAAACATTGCAACAACTTCGGGATCGTTCGTGTGCATCATTTGATTCATAAGATCAGCGAGCTTATATGCCGCGCCGCTGCTACTCGTAAACGTCTGCTTGCTCTCTCGGAAAATCATTGCGTGTCCCCTTGTAATGCTGTATTAGTAGATGTGTTAGTTGTTTCTGTGCGCTCCTGTTGTTTGCTTTGGCGTCCTGTAATAAGAGACGATGGATATTCGCCGGCAAACGGATCATCTTGTGCGCTGTAATGTGCTTCATCTTCCCACCATTCGTAAGTATGTTTAGTGCGTTTTGTTTGTTCTTCAATCAGGTGCAAATATCGCTTTGTCATGCTCATGGCATCACCTCGTTGTAGATGTCTGCGATACGTTGGGCAGCGTCTGCGTGTTCGCGAAACAACATTGGCAAGTAATAAGAAAACTTACCTGAATCGAACAGAGCAAAAAAGTCAGCATCATCACCGCCCCACTTTACCGTCCATCGTTTTGGTTTGACATACATATCTGGTTTCGGAATTGGCATCCACGGCTCGCCTGCTTCAATCTTATACCATTGCAGTAGGTTAATGTGCCCCCATCGACAACATATAACATTGCCACTTACTGCCTCTTGTTTTGTAGGCAATCTATCTGTTATCCATTCCGAAGATTTAGACATAATCTGATCCTCAACAACCATTTGAAGTTTATACGTATCGTGCATACCTATGATTGCTCTTCTTCGGTTCTTCCAATGACCGCCTGTTTTTTCTTTACTCATGGCTGCTCTCCTTTGGCTTGATTGCGCGCTGCTATCAATTTATCAGCGGCATGATAACAATAATCACCTAACAAATGCCACTCTTTGTCAGACCCTAGCTTACCTATCAGCCCTGCTAATGCCTGCCCTGCAAACCAATCGCGTAATGACATGCCATGAATGTATACATCATTTGAACAATCATCAAATGTAGCTGGGAATGCTGGCCCGCCTGTTTTATCCCAGTTAATGTTTTCAATGCTCATCTCGACCCCCATAATGTTACTGTCTGTTCTGGTTTGATAATCGGATCAGGTGTTGCAGCTACTGCCAATGCTGACAGCGTGATAGCAAGCAGAGCGATAAGGCCAACGCCAACGATATACAGCTTCTGGCGATACGATGCGCTCAAGTAAGGAGCCACGCGCCAGTACGTCTTTCCGTCTGCGCTGCGTGTTGTCGTGAATTCTATGCCGATGTTCATGATACTACCCTTGTGAAAAGTGAATGAATGCAGTGTAGGATGCTGCGCCCCGTGGTTTGTTTAGTTTGCTATTGTAAGATATTCAACGTCCCACGATCCAGTGCATTCTTTTCCAGTCCAGTATACTTCTACTTTGCGAACCTTACGACCAGCTTCTTCCTCAATCCATTCTGTATCTGTTACGATACCAGTACCTAATTCCCAAGTAAGGCAGTTTTGCAATCCGTGTGCATCTACTGCAAGTACGCGATCGTTGATATTAAAGTTGTTCATTGCCGTGCCCTTGTTAAGTGAGTAATTGATTACGTCACAAATATACGTCGACATTTCGTCTACACAATAGGCAAATGAAAAAAAGTGCAAAAAAATTGCACTTTTCTCGGATATGTCGAAAAATCGTGTTTTTTTCTACACTTTGGCGTCGTAAACCATAGCATCAGGCACGTTCAGCTCACTTGGCAAACGGTATGCAATGATGCGCCCCTTGTCAAATCCCGCAACGCTTACCTTGTTTGACTGGTTACCGCCTAGTACATAGACGTATTTGGCAGTTTCGCGCACGTAAAAGCCAACATGACCGCCCCCAGTACGGGTCATCACTACAATGCACCCTTCATGCGGCTTGCATGACTGCCCATATTTAGCCCACGATTTCGCTGCGGCTGATCCAGTAACCGTATATCCAGCATTGCCTACGCACCAGTTGACAAAAGACGAGCACCATGGCGTTTCGTCATCCTTTGCCTTCAAAGTCGTGCGCTGGTGGTACTCAACGATGCGCTTGTTATGCTTTGCGCCTGCTATTTCGGCCTGCCCTAGCTCCTTTTGTGCGATTTGCATCCAACTGTACTCGCTTGGCTGCTCCTGCTTTGGAGTGTTTAGCTGTTTTGAGATACTGCCAGACCATGTTCTCAAGGCCAACAACAAGTTCTTCATCATCAAATTTTCTCCCGATCGTATAAAGTGCCGCGTGTATGAATTCATGAATAAACGTCTGCGTCATCGTATCGGCTGTGCACGGCTTGCCCTCAACAGTCCTAGCAATCCTGATCGTGTACGTATCTATATTGCATTCGCCGTACAAGTGCTGCACTTCGCCAGCAGGTGTAACCACGACAATCGCCTTTTGCAGCTTCACACGCCACGTATTGCCGCCGAGCTTAAAAGATGTTGGCGTCATCGGACTACCCCTTGCAGGATTACTTTGTTGTGAACGGTAAAATTACCCTGCGCTTCTAGCTCTACCAATGCTACGCCGTGATTCCAGTTGTTTCTAGGCGCGTAGCGTGGATTTAAATCGCACAGGCACCCAACAGACCACCCTGCTATGAAAGTGCCGTCTAGAGGCCTGCGAAATAGGTCTGTGGACGTTTTATGTACGTGCCCTACCATCACATTGTCAACGGCTTTCATTCGGTAATTACGTGCTGGATTAACACCACCACCACCGAACCATTCGTGACCGTGATCTATCCATAGCTTGCCGGCTTTCACCTTTGCCCGCTCATCTACCCACTCTATGCCCTGCTCATGCAAGCCCAGCATCTCTTCTAATACAATCGTGCCTTCTAACTCTTTGGCCTTCTGTGCTAGGTAACGCTTGAGCCGTTCCTCGTGATTACCCTCGCGATAGATTATACGCACCTTATCGCCGAAGAAATCACGTAAATGCTTAACCATAGTACGAGCAGCATCCAGTTCCCACTTCCATGACCTGTTGTTCTCTACCTTTTCATGCGATGACAGGTTGTAACAATCCATCATATCGCCATTAAGCAGGACAGTATCAACAGCACAGTTACGCAGCCATTCGATAGCAGTCAAATAAGCACCACTGTACGATCCGTCTGGCTCTCTACGCAGATCGTGAAAAGGCCAGTGAGCATCTGATATTACGCCTATCTTATTGGCTAGCGATAAGTCTGTTATCTGATCCTCGCGTAGCTCACCCGCAAGCGGCTCAACGCTCTGCACATCTTCGCCAAATACTATACCGCGCTCTGCTGGTACTGAATCGATGTTTTCAGCCCTAGCAATACCGCTCTGGTAGTTTGGCGTGTTGTTCTTGTGTGCTTTCAACCTAGCGGCCCGCATAGCTGCAACCGCTTCGTATTCTTCGTCAGTTAGCCGGACTGGTTTATTGCCCATTAATTGGCCTTTACATGGTGTTCTTTTGCCCAGCTTTCTAGATATGCGATAACATGCAGTATCTGGTATCTACGCACAGGCGGGATGTCATCGTATGCTATGACCGTTAGCTGCTGTATCAGTTCGTCAACGTCTATCATAGTGCTGTACCTGCTTCTGTGATTACCTTAACACGGATCGCTGATGATGCAGCATAGGTAAGCGTGGACGCATCGTTAGAGATCACCACGCCGTACAAAAAGCCAGCCGTCGATCCAATGCCGGTACGATAATAACGAGCAGGATTGACGCGAGCTACCCATACCGTATCTGATACACGCACGTAGTCCGCCTGCGCTACCGGCACGACCGCGACTAGGTTAGTCACGCTGCCGTTGTATACTGCACCCGCAGTAGGAGCGCCCGGACTGCTGTTCGTGTATAGGTAAACATGCAGCGGAGCTTTCTTAATATTGGCGCTGCTGCTGGCAGTCTCTTCAATCTCAAGCTGTCGCAGGATCATGTGCTGATTAGTCGTATTGGCTGTACCTTCAAACGTGATTACCGTTGTTGATACAGGATAGTATTGCGACAACGCACTTGTTGATACGCTGGTTAGGTCTATCCAGCCAAGATCTGTTGAATTAGTAGCGCTTAAGAGATTAGGCGCAATAGGTGTGTTTGGTAAGCAGCTCATTGGTCATGATTGAAAGTGTAAAGCATTCCCGTTACTGGGTTGTTTTTAATGTCGATATTGTCGCAGTTCTCGCGGTGTCCAGTCACATAGCCGTAAACAGAAGTAGGATATAGAGCAACGTCGATACCAGCCAAGCTATCTTTAGCGTAGAAGCGTATCGTAAGCACGTCGCCAGCCCTCATTGGTATGTGAGCGCCTCCACTCATGCGAGTATCAATAATCTTGTTTGCGCCCATCATGTTATTGTCTACGTTGTCCACAAGACGATACAAAGAACCGTTCAAAAATAGTGCAAGCTTTGAACTGGTGATGTTTGCGTTATTAGCATACTGGAAATTTATATGCGAATATACCCAGTAGATACCAGCCGCATCCTCTGGGCATCGATATTGCCAGTAGGCAGAGCCGTCAGCTACCACGCCTCCATTAGAGCAGCCAATAGCACGCAGCACTTCGTTGTTAAAAGCTAGTATCTGCCATGCGTTGACCGCATATGCTTGGTTCTGCTGTATATCCCACTGAAACGAACGCTTGTAATCGCTGACCCAATGCTTCGATCTATGCTCAGATTCCTGCATTGCCTTCATGATCTTGTCGTTGTCCGTCTGAATATACTGGTTAGTGATATAAAGCTGGTTTATATCACCGTATCGTATGTTGACTGTCTCTTGGTACGTAACCGATGTAGGTGTTGTGCCTACTTGGAAGATCGCACCGTTCCGCATCTGGTCACGCTCAAACGCTAAGGATGCTGGTGCAACTTTGCGGTTCTTAATTGGGTCGTTAATTGGCATTATGCACTCACCATATAGTATCTGTGCGTAGCTTTTGCGCCTACCAGGTCAACGGAAATTGAGACTGGCATAGCTTTATCCCATGAGATATTGCCAAATTTGTCCGCTGCTTCGTCAGTTAGCTCGAATTTACCGGCTATGTAGTCCGTCATGACCTTGCTGCTGATGCTCAAAGGCCATTCAACCTCTACAATAGCGTTGTTTTCGTTGCTAAATACTGTTAAAAGTAGGTTGCATAAAGCAGCAGTGATACACCCGTTAACTTGGCAGTCATTGATTTGCAAGAAGTAGGTCGCCTGCGTCGCTGAATTGGTGCGAAAATCAGTAGCTTTGACTGGGTTCTTCAGTCCATCGGGGTCAACTTCTACGTATTGCGATGAGCTGTAATTGATTCGCGTCTTTTCGTGTACCTTGATAAAGTTATTTGGCGATACGCTGTAATAACTTCCGCGAACGTATAGCTGGTTAGTCTGCTTTATAGGTGCTTTGAATTGAGGCCATGAATCGCTTGGGTTGTTGTCTTGAATATGCACGGGCATGTTATGCAATATCGGTTCTATATTCATGCTTCGCGATGCCCTAGCCCCTCGCTGCACCTTGACAATATCAGTAGCGTCACGGTCACTATCTGTCTCAAAACGAACCTCTGCCTTCAGGATGTTATCGCCGCGCTTGGTTATGCTTGAGTATGTAAGAGCGCTAGACAACGACAGCGTAGCGTCTACGTTGCTTACGTGGTCACGGCCTTCTGTAATACGCTTAACGTCAAAGATTGCTCGTATTGCAGTAGTGCCTCCGCTGCCGCTAACCTCGAAGCGATAACCAACACGAATCCCTGATTGCTCACAAAGTTCACGCAGGACGTCGTATGCCGAGACGTTTGCATTTGCTATGCCGTACTTATCCTGCTGTACTAGCATGCCTCCTATTGGCGTGGTCTGTCCATTTGGTGTGATCGTAGCCACTACCCATAGCTCTTGATTAGTAAGCGCAGTACTGCCTGCATTACGAGGCAGTGACGTCAGGTTAGCAGGGGGAAACCAGTCAACGGCATGTGTTAGCACCTTGCGTAGATTGTTTCCATAGTCAAAATTGCCGCTTACAATCGAATGAGATAGCGCCGTATTCCACCCGCCTCCACTATCTGCATAAGCATCAAGCACATCGTAAATGTTAATAAACTTTGCGCTTGCGTTAATGCTCCAGAACTCTTGTACCTGCTGCCTATTGATTAAACTACCCGTAGCAAAGCGCACTTGAAATGCTGAACGGTCGGAATCTACAAGAGTTCCTATGCCGTTGAATATGTCATAGCCGCTCTTGGTTTTTAGCCAGTAGTATACAATATCAACTAGTTCCACATTGTAAGAGAACATGCCGTTATCTAGCGGCTGCAATTCCAATGCCTCAACATTGTCTTCACATCCTGCAAACTCAAGCGTCCATGTTGCGCCGCTAGTGCCGCGGTCTGTGTAGAGATACCACGTATTACGAGTGTATATTCCGGGGCTTGTCTCGTCGTAACCTTGTTCAATATATTCCTGTATAGAACCAGCCCCACTTGGTAGCTGATCCCAAATAAGACGAAACGAAAACGTAGCGGGATTCATTAGACCATACGGCAGCGAGTCAAACTCTGCGGTTAGCTCTCCCATCTCAAGCAACACCACTTCTGGCAACGGTACGATAGTATCACCAAATGCGCCGTCATAAGTTATCATGTCCAGCCGCACTTGCCATCCGTTCGGCATAGTGCGAGCAATGCGATAATGTGCCATTAGTCGCGCTTTCTATGCTCAAACGTGAGTGTTAATGTACGGTTACCAAACTGCTTATTGATCGCCGTGTTCCATGAGGTAAGCGTGACTGGATATACATACGTTGCCGCTGGGTATGCACGCGAGCCGCCATCTACGCGAAGGTATAGGTAGTCTTTATCCTTTACGATGTTGGCAAGCGCTATCAAATCTTCCATATCCTGTTCAAGCGTTACCGCTGTTGCGTCGTAGCTAAATGGATAGGTTTCAATTTGGAACTGTATACGCCGATCTGTAAAGCCAAGCACCGTGCCGCTTACATCTTCAAGCGTGCCTGTGTTGAACACATAGTCAAACTGCGGCGCAAGGATGTAAACGCTTTTGCTTGTTGGTGTTGTGAGCGATGAAATCAACATCAAAGCACCGCCATAAGTAGCATCTACGGTTGCCGGTATTGTTGCCGTATCAGTATTGCTGCCGTACAGCGTCATAGTCCAGTTACTCTTTGCTGGCATCTTATCCTCTCAACTTTCTTGCAATCATTCGTGAGCGGTCGCGCTCGTAAAGATATGTATCCATGCCTACTTGCACATCTACGCCCATATTACCTTGTATACCATTCGGCATTGAGTCCAGACGCTGCCGAATAGCCGATAGCTCCGAGCGCATAAGCTGCAATTCCGTTACTGGTATCGTGCTGATCTGGTTATCTGCTAGCATCTTCTGCAAAGCAGGGAACGACTCAAGCGATTTGCCACTATGCAAGTGCTCAAGCAGCGCCCGGTTCTTGCGTGTTGTCTCTGCGGTCATCACGAACTCTTGTCCGTGTACTACGCCCGCTACTTGCTTTGTGCCGCCGTTGCCTGTGTAACCGCCCTCTTCAAAGCCAGACAATGCAGAATTAAGCAGGGCCTTCAACGCTTGCACGGCGGCCAATCCTGCAATCTGTCCGAATGGAGGCGGGATTACCGAGCTGAACAAAGCCACAATCGACGGAGTGTAAAGGTCAAGCAATGCGCTAACAGTTGAACCCACTACTTTCTTAAGTGCCTCTCCTGCGCTTTCACCGCCTGCCACAAGCGATGCAAAGGCAGCGCCCGCAGATACTGCTATTTGGTCAAGTGCGGCGCTCTGTACCTCTGCTGATTCTTTGGCTAGCTTTTCATCTTCCTTCTTAAGATTAGCCCGATCTTGCGTGTACTTATCTTCAATCGCCTTGAGTGCCGCCTCGTAAACTTCCTTGTCCTTGATACCCTGATCTTGCAGCGCCTTAACTTCCGCCGCCTTTAGTTTTTCAAGGTCAATCTCTTGTTTTGCTATCTCTTTTCTACGTTCTAGTGCAGCGTTAACCGTATTAATACCGTCCTGTGCTGCCTGTGCCTGCTGGTCTGCAATAGCTTGGAATGCCTGCGAGATAGCCGTAGCGGTCGCGCTCGCCGTTTCTTCCTGTTGTGATTGCAAGTTAGCGAGCTGATCTACCGATTCCTGATAGGTTGCCGTACCATCCTGCAAGTTCTCGATTAGCTTCTCTTGCTCTTCATTCAACGCCGCTGCTTTGTCCGCAGCTTCGCCGTAGATAGTCGCAAAATCTACCGAACGCAGAGCTTCACCAATGCCGCGCAATGAGTCCGCGAATATCTCGCCTGCCTGCTTGACCTGCTGCTGCCTGATCTGCGCTACAATATCCGCCGTACCCTTTGCAATCTCGTCCGCGCTCTGCTGGTATGCTGCGCGAATCTGCAAAGCGTAGACATTCGACGTATCGGATGGTAGAGACTGCAAACGTGCAAGTATCTCTGCTCGTACTTTGTTCGTACGCTCTGCATAATCGGCAGGATTTAGCAAGCCCTGCTCTATCTCTTTGTTAATCTTCGCAATAGCAGCAGCGTACTCAGGCGTAGATGCAATGATAGCGTCAATCGTGGCAGTCAGCCCACGCTCTATTGCTGATTTCTGTGCGCTCAACAATGCACCGGCAATGCCGTTGTCGCCAGCGCCGAACTTTTCTTTTAGTCGTGCCAGTTCCTGATCTGCGAGCCGTCTGTTGATCTCCTCAATTTTAGCGGCCTGCTCCTGTGCTTTCTTCAGCTCTTCAACATTGTACTTGCCTTCAATAGCGGCTTTGTCTTTTTGGAACTGATCCTCAATCAGCAACAGCTTTTTGTTGATAATCTCCTGCTGTACTGCCCCTAGCTCGCCCTTGTCTGTAATCTTTTTACGTTCGGCTTCTACGCTATCAGCTGCAAATTTGCGCTCTGTCTCCAGCTTGGCAAGTTCACGAGCACGCAGATCTTCGATAGTTTCATCTTTGGTTATCTCTGCATTTTTCTTGAGCTGATTGTTAAGTGCAGCTAGTTCTTCTTTTGCTTTGGCTAACGCATCAGCCGCTGCCTTGATTTTGTCAGGGTCAGCTAAAACCTTGGGTGGCGGTGGAGCTTCAGCATTCGTGTCATTTACCGCTTTTTGTGCGTTGTTGACAAGATCCAAAAAGCTAATAAACTTCTGTGCTGCCGCCGATCCTTTAGCGTATAGCTTCTCGCGATCCTCTTCGCCAATAGCCAGCTTTTCGACCTGTTCCGTAAATGCAGCTTCCAAACTTTGCACGTCCTGAACTGTTTTTGCCGTCTGCAATCCACGCGCAAACTGATCTGCTATCGCTTTTGTTTTTCGTTGCGTATCTGTAATAGCAACACCTAGCGTATACCACGGCCCAGATGCTTCGTCAGTTAATGCTTCTACTGCCACAAGTGCTGACGATTTTGCTACTCGCTGCGTAGACTTCTGCAACCTGTCCGCAAGATCATTAGCCTGCTTGCCTAGATTATCAAGCTCTTTGTTTACAGATTCGCCTATCTTTTTTACGCCATCAAGATTTGCACCAAAGCTCTTTGTGGCATCTATCAGGTCTGGGTATTGCTTGTTAAGATCGCGCTGGATAGTCTCAAGCCGTTTCTCTTCGTCAGCAGTACGCTTTGTTTTGGTCGCCAGCTTCTCGTATTCCTTGACAAGCGTCTTGTTACCTTCGACTGTTTTCGTGCGCTCCTTATTGCTCTTGATCTGCCCCTCGATCATCTTCTTTTCAGCTTCGGCATTTGCCAGCGCTTCCTCAGCGCTTTCGTTGAAAGCATCTGCCAGAGCAATCACGCCAGCCGTAGCAGCTACAACAGCGGCAGCAACAAGGCCCACGGGGTTCAACGCAAGAACTGCGTTCCATGCCGTCGTCGCCGTTGTAGCAATCGTAGTTGCCAATGCGCTCGCATTTACTGCTAATGTATATGCGCCATAAGCAGCCGCAGCAGTTAAGACAATAGGCCCTAAAATATCAAAGTTATCTACAATGCCGGCAATGATAGGGCCTAGCACTTCAAACGCTGATATAATTGCTTCCGTAATTGGCACGATAGCGTTGGCAAGCGGGGCTAATGCCTCCAGCACTTGCGTGCCTATATTGGCAAATGCTTCGTCTACGGTGTTGCTGATCTTATTTAGCGCACCGCCTGCGTCCGCCTGCTGCGCTTCGACCTCTGCAAATGAATTGCCTAGCGCAAGATTTGCCTTTGCTAATTTTTCAGCTGGTGATAGGTTAGACTTAAGAACCTCCGCAAGTTGCGGATATTTCTTTGTCAGGTTCTCGATAGCAGCTGCACCTTCGGGATCAGCAATGCCTCGCGAAAATGCTTTGACTACCGCCTCTCCCTTAACAGCGCCGTCTGTAAATACTTCGAGGCCTGCGGAAAGCTTTGTAAGATCAGCCGCCTGCTGTCCTGATACCCCGCCCAATGTGGCAACATTTACCGCTAGCTCCTTTGTGCGAGCAGCAGGAAGCCCCAAGTTATTCGCAAGCGTTACTGCGCTGTCACTTACCTTCTTTATTTCCGCGTCTACGTCTGCTATGCCCTGCTGCTGGAACGCTACTGCTAATGAATCGCCGAAGTTATCAGCAGCAAGAGCACCTTCTTTCAAGCCGGTAGCAAGGCCACTCAATGCGTTAAGAGCAAAGCCGCCGATAGCACCACCAACACCAGAAGCAAAGGAACTAAGCTTTCCTGTTGATTGGTCTATCTGCTTGTCTACATTTTTCGTGTCTACATCTACCTTTACCGTCTGGGTAGAAGACAGATCATCTATCTTCTTTTCTGCGTCATCAACCTGTTTATCATCAACGCTGACCTTGACAACTGGCTTTGCACCTGTTAGCTTGCCTATTGCTTTAACAGCGTCGTTTATTGATGCGAGCAAACCTTTAATATCTAGGTTTATCCCGACGGTAGCTTTTTCTGCCATTACTTCATATCCAGTATTTTATTGCAGTATTTCTGCACATCCGCCATCGAAACGTGCAGCCAGAAATCTTCATTGTCAAAATCTTTTGCGTCCTGCTCCGAAAGCTTTGTCCTATCCGCTGTGGCTTTGATGCAGTCAATACCAAGATTCAGCGCACTCATAGTATGCGGTAGCGTGTGCAAGCTCTGGCGAAACTTCATAGCCTTGTCGATATTGCTCTTTGCCCATTGCTGGATGTCCACATCTTCGTAGTTGCCGCCGTTTTCGATGGCCTTATTCACCACTTCTGCAAATGATGGGTCTTCATTATACATAGCCGTTACGCTTTCCATAATGCGTGTACGTGCATGGTCTGCTATGTATTGCTGAATGTGCCCTTGCCATTCCTGCAGGAGCTTCGCGTTCGCTACTGATAGCGGGATAGGTTCAAAATTCATTGTGTGTCCTTCGAGGTTTGTTGAGACGCTTGCCGCTGGCTTTCTCGTAGACATAGGCCTGCTCGCCCGCATCTCCAGTCCACCACGGCTTTTTGTAATTAATTGCTTTTTGGATGTTTACCAGCTTGTAGAATTCCGCATACGCCATATCCATTACTTCGTAGTAACTCAATCCCCATTCGGGAGCGTATTGCAGAGCCATTGCCATAGATGATGCGGTAGCTGGTAACGTGTCGGTATAGTTATCGTCTATGTCCATTGTAAAATTAGGATGCTCTTGTGAGAATCCGTACTTGTCTAACAGCTTCACATCGTGAATTTTCCACAATGTTACCCGCCAAACTTCAAAAAGTTCATTGCTTGTGTGAGCTGCGAAATCGGTCAACGTATTGAGCCACCTCCGAGGCCGTCACGTCCTGCCAAAATTCGCTGTCGTTTGCGCTCTTGATAGCGTCCGATTCTTGCTCTGTCAGCTTGCTATAATCGAGCGTAGCGCGTATGCAGTCAATGCCCAATAACATCGACTCCATCGTCTGCGGGAAAGCATCTAGGTTGAAGTACATCTGACGTCCTATTTCGGGGCTATCTTTTAGCAGCACCACGAGCGAGTCTTTCAGTTCCTGCTCTGCTATTGCCTTCGCTGCTTCCTGCGTCATCGGCTCATATTCCAGCTCTGGCTGCTTTGCCTCTTTGCGCTGCTCATTCTCGTATTCGTGCTGCGCTTTATGTGCCTCTATTAGCCCCGTAATTCGCGCCTGAAGCGTTACGTTGTTGACCATGCCCACTTCGTCTATTAGCTCGGCTAACTCTTCGCTACCGTGCCGCAATCGCGCAATCGTGCGGAGCATGTACTCAACGCTACGTTGCTGTATGTGATTGCTAATGCGCTGATACCAGTCCTTGCAAATCTGCTGATTGCGTAGCGTGACCGGTAGATGGTCTATTTCAATGCCGTTTAGTTTCATTGTGTGTCCTTAAAAATAGGGGGCCAGTAACTGCTGGGACACAGATCAGCAGCACCAGCCCCCAGTATGCGTATTACTACGCTTAATTACGCAAGGTTAACAAGCATCTTGCCGTATGGGTAAGATGCTGCTGCAATCGTTACGCTTGTTGCTGTTGTCGATGTGTACGACGTAAGAACAGCAGAAGGTACAAGCAAGTCAGTTGTGATGCTCGTTGCAATAGCCGTAAGCGTTGGCTTAACATAAGCTGTACCGGCAAAGTTTACAGAGCCAGATGACTTTGCAACCTTAACAAGACCAGCCCATGCGAGGCGGTTCCCATCGTTTGTACCACCTGATATAGTAGCACCACGTACAAGCATAGCAAGAGTCGTGCTACCAGCAGATGCACCGCTGATGATTTCGCCGTCTTCCATCGTCAGCTCTTCTGTTGTAGCTGATGAGGTAGAAGCAGGTGCGTATGTCTGGACAAATGACCAATAAAGCGAGTCTGCCTGTACTTGGTCGAGAGTCCATGTGCGAATACCATTGTCATCGTTAGCTCCGTCTGACGTGATCTGTGAGTTACACGTATAGACAGGAGTAGTCGATGCAAAGGTTGTCTGTGTTGTACCAACAGTAACCGTAAAGAACTCTGCCTTACGACCACCATTGATTACATATCCAGATAGTGCCATTTCATTTCTCCATTTTAATTAGTGCTGTTAAATCGCGAACGTATGTATCGCGATAGAATGTATGCAGTCCGTGCTCTTCGTTGTTCTCTGCTAACCATCTGCCGATCAGAGTGGTGTTGCGTATGAGCTTCTTCTTGAGCACTTCAGGATCGCCGCTGTAACCATTGTGTGCGATCGTGATAGTTGTATCTACGATGCTGTAACCAGCACCACGGATAGTGTGTGCAATCTGCTCGTGCGCGTAACCTTCCCAGTAGAATTCTGGTGTGTTGCGATACATCCGCAGTTGCCCGATGTTAAAGTATTCGTTTTCGTTTGCTTCGCCGATTAGCTTCTTATAGCATGACAGCGACGCTTGCCCTGCCATAAAACCACCTACGCCGCCGCCGTGCCGAAGCGTTGCCTCTGCTATGCCTTCGTGCTGCTGCTCGCAAAGGTACTCGTCGCAGTCCATCCAGAATATCCATTCTTTCGTTGCCATCTGACCGCATAGATTGCGAGCTTGTGCAAAACTGAACTTGCCCTTCTCGTATGTCCATTCACGCGAACGGATTGTGTGCTGCTCGTCGGTATGCTCTACAATATCAGTAACGTGATGTTCGCGCCCCTGCTTGTTTAGCAGGATGCAAACCTCTGCGTTCTTTGGTAGTGAGCGTAGCATCCCCTGCATGCTCTTGTGCATGTCGTCATGCGATGCGATAACGCAAAAGCTGACGGGGAAACTATCTAGTTGTGTGTCCTGTGTGTCCATGTGTCCTAGACTGGTTGTATAACAAATGTTACAGTAGCAGCAACGCCCATCTGTATCTTATTGCTGCCCGTGTTAAAGTTGCCTACATTACCGTCTACGTGCATTGATGTGATAGCGGTATAGAATTTGCCGTCGTTGTTGCTGCCTAGCGCGTCCAGATCGTACTGCTCTAGTGCGTACTTGATACGGCTCGCAATATCGCCCGCACGCTCGTTTGCTATGCCCAGCTCGCTAGGGTCTGCTTCAATCATTGCATTACACATAATCTCAACCAATGCACGCCCAAGCCCCAAGCTCAAGCCCGTCTCTGCATCCGTGTCGTACTGCATCTGACTGATGTATGGATAGCAGATCGTCGTGTTTGACTCATACGCATCTGGTCTCCATATACGACGCGGCGTAAGATTGCCGTCGCTGTTGAGAGCGTCGATGATTGTATCCACAATGTACTGCATCGAATTGGTTGCCATTATCCGAACTCCTGTAAGAACTCATCGACGATTGTAGTTTCAAGCTCTTTGATAAGGGCCTTGTATCCGTTGGCATCACGCATGTAGGCAGCAAAGCCCGGCTTTAGAAACGGCCTTGCCTTCGCTCGCGATGTGCCCATCTCATTATACAGCGCATACATAAGCGTCTGGTTTATCTTGCCAGACTTCACTGGTGTGCGCGGATCGTAACCGTACTCAACTTCAAACTTGCCATTGCGGAATTCTACATTTGAGATGTTGCCCTTACCACCCTGACCAAGCGAGCGCGATATGTTGCCATACAACGTGCGTAGCTTTGTGCCTGTGTTTGGTCGTGGATAGTAACGCTGCCCACTCTTTGATGTCTTCTGCCCTGCTTCGTTTGGGTTGAGATAGTCCTCGGTATAGACTTGCAAGTCTTCTGGGATGTCCTGAACTACATCCTTGACCGCTGCCAATATCCCACGTTCTAGCCGTGCTAATCTTTGTGAGATGTCGCTCATATTGTTACGCGAGTGTATGGTGCAAGTCGTGGCTTAACGCGGTTACGCATTGCCTGCAAGGTCTTTGAGATAGATATACCGCCTTCGCTTTCCGTGATTGCAGTAACGCCAAAGCGGTTAGCCTGCGGTGCGAATGGGGTCTCCATGTACAGCTCCGTTACCATCTCCGCAGCGCAGATTTCTATAACGCTAGGGGTGCTGGTATAGCCAACGCTCATGACCGCTTCGTACTGCTTGTTGATGAAACCATCTTCAAGGTACAGGTATTTAACGCCTCGTATGTCCACAAGATTAGTAGTGCCCGTAACGGACTGAAAAGAATCACCGTAACTATCTCTGTACTTAAGCGTGCTCAACGTTACGGGCACGGTATAACCTGTTAATAGCAACGTATCGCGCGTGCCTTCGTAGTAAGCTGTTACGCTTTCCTGAATGATTGGCTGGTTGCAGATGTCTTTGATCTCATTGTCAACATAGCCGATAAGACGATCAATGAGAGCGTCGCGGCTGGTGTCGATTGCTGCGATGTTTAGCCAGTCCTGCTTGATTACTGCACGCGATACGAGAGGCATTGCTTATTCCTTGATTGCAGATGGTACTGGTGTTTCTGGCTTGATTGCCTTAACGTGCATCTTGCCTACGGTCATAAT